TTGAGTGATGTAATGTATATTCATTTTTAGTAAATATTTTTCCTGATATAGTTTTTCCATAAGCTTCTTTTGGCCATGGCTGAACAGTAAATCCTTCTTGGTGGATTGCAGAACCTGATATACCATGCGTATAAAAACTTCCAGTTTGTTCACGATACATATATTGTTCAAACCCATCAAATCCTCCTACTATATTATCTTTATACCTTCTGTACAACGATTTATTTGCATTTATTTCATTTGATTCAGAGATGTTATTTAACGTTCCTATCTGCGAATCATAATATTCAATAAGTTCAACTTTATATTTAAAGTTTGCAAGACGTTCTTTTGCAGAAGAATAATTTACAAAGTTTTGAAATCCTGAATAATCTATACCTAAATGAGCTCCTGATAATGAACCTGAAAATAATTTATCAATTATCTGTTGTGATGTGGCTGTTGATGAGCCTAATAAATCGTTCCAGTTTTGGAAATTGGTTTCTGATATCTTACCATATTTAACATCTATTTCCCAGTTAGGTCCTTTCAAGTTATTAACTGGTGCTTCTACTGGCTTTCTGTATAATACTGTATTATCTGAATATGGTTGTCTTACTTGTTGTACAATCCAAAATTTACGTTTTTCTTTTACATCATCTGGTAATGGTTGGTATAATTTAATATACAATTCTTTTGTATTTGCAAGCCATCTATAATTTACAAATTGGTATGTTTCATTTGCACCAAAGTTTAAAAATAAAAAGTTTACATATCCATTATCACCACATAATTCCATTCTTCGTTCATGGAACATATTTAATTGATCATATGTAGTAACTTCTGGAACATCTAAATTCTTAGTTTCTTTTTGTGAAACAGTAACTTCTTCCTGGCCTACTTTAATTAATATCTCTGTTTTATCTGGAGATATTTCTTTAATAAATAAGTTTGGATTATTATCATCACCAACAAGATTTCTATGAAAATTTAAAACAAATTTAAACGTTCCTTGAGAGATACCATTATCTTGAAAGTTTTTATAAACATCAAATTGAAGAAAACTTTCATCTGTAGAAAAATGTTTCCAATGTTCGGCTGTATGGTCACTTGTTAGATAACTTCCTTGTGTATTATATATGTGTAACTCAATTACTTCATCTAATGCCGGATCATCAAATTTGTTTATTTCAATTAATTCAGTTTTGATAATTTCTTTATCATCAGCTGTAAGCTGGACCGCATCCAATGGACGACTTGAAGCTTTAATATTTTCACCGTTTAGATATTGTTCTAACATGCTGTCCTTTTTTATAAATCAAATAATTTATTATAATTAGCTAAATGAGACTTTTTAAAATATGGGCCATCTTTCATATGCCTTTCAAATTTTTTCTTGTTCATTGCTCCTGCCCCATTACCATAACCTGGTGCATCTCTTTCAATTTTAGCGCTACTAATTTGGTCATTCCAAGATACCTTGTTAACAGATGTAGTCCCTACGAGACCTCCTAGTCCAAGGAATCCACGCCTACTATATCTTGTTACTGTCGTGGAGTCCATTGTATCAGATGTCGCATTCCATATCTTATATTGGTCTGCATTAGCTGGTCCTCTTAATGTTTGTTTCTTGCCTTTAAATGAACCATTTTGATATATTTTTACAGTATATCCATGTGGTATACGAATTGATGAAACATTATCATTACCACCTAATTGACTACCCTTGCTATATTCGCCAATTCCTAAATCTTTTGTCCATCCTCCCATATTTGTATGTTGAGCAAATCTAACTTTATCATTTGCATTAAAGTCTCCTCGCGTAACTTTATTATTTGGTCCTATACCAAGATGCTGTAATTGACTCCAATTCATAGCTGTTTGTGTTGTATCATTATCTTTGTCCCAGCTTTTATCTGTTCTTGGATCTCTATGAGGTGGCTTTTTCATTATTGTTGCAAAATGATCAAATCCAAAACTTACTTTGTACATTCGACCCTTACTGACATAAAAACGTTTTACATATTTTCCTTGATCATATGCAACAATTAAAGTTCCTTCCCATTTCTTTGTTAATATTTCTTCAGCATTAGGTTTATAAATTTGAGATTCTTTAGCTGGCTTCATTGTTGCATCTGGATGGTATTCTGTCCATCTTTGTGCTAAGTTAGGTAAATATCTTGGATCTTCTTTATCTTTTGCAGGTTTAATTATATCTCCTGCTTCATATTCACACCCATTAAGTTTTGAAAATACAGTATTTGTATTATATTGGAATCCATCTCTAGCTGGTTTACCCCATTCTATTTCATCATCATCAAAAGCACGTAAAAACTTCGCTATTGTAAGTATCTCTGATATTTCTGCTCTTGGAACTATCTCAATATCACCATATGTTAATTGTCTATCTTTCATGAAAACTTCAAGATTTCTTCCTGATATATGATTTGTTAAACCATGGATTGCAACATCTTGTGATACTACAGAATCTCCATCTGTTGTATGAATTCTACTACTTTTTATTGCATTTTTTCCGCCTGGTTCACCATCATAGAATCTATATCTAATTCCTTTCCAGCACATATACATCCTACCAGCAACACCTGTTAAGTCTCCAGCAACATTGATTTCAGTTTTTATTTCCCAATCTTTTCCAAATTCTTCTTCAGCTGTTTTTGGATTATCATCTTCATCTGGGTCATCTTTTGTAACTGTATTATCAACAGTTACTACTTCAATATCTTTATCTTGTATTTCTGGTCCATCTACAACTGTAATTTGTTCTGATGTTCCGTATAAAGGATCTTCTCCATATCCTGATAAGAAATGACTAAAAGTTGTATCTACAGCTTCCATAAATGATTCAACAGTTGGCGCCTCAGTTAATAATGGAACCTTTACTGGAAAGTTTTCATCTTCTTTTTCTTCTTTATATTCTAATACACCAGTAGGAGTTCGTAACGGCTTTCCTTCAATTAAAGCAATATCATCATCAGTTTTTGCAATTGTTCCATCTGGTTTAATCGCATCTCCTTGATTTTGGATAGTAGGTTTAAGACCTAGCGGTTGGTCTAATCCATTGAGTCTTTTGTTAAGCCTCTTAAAGATTTGATCATCCGTAGCTACTCTTGTTTCTACTGCTTGTTTAGTTGGTATATTTGCCATTTTATCTTACCACTTTAAAATAATAACCATTATCAAAATATTTTATAATGTTATTATCATATTTTGCTCTAATTTTAAACTTATAATATCGTTCAGGACTCAATGCATCCATCCAATAATTAAAATAACTTCCTTGTTTATCATTACTAATACATGTATATGTATCATCATAATCTAATAACGTTTCTCCTGTTACTGCATCACATACTGCATAAGATGCTGAATTTGGAGGTAATATTTCATTTGTTGTATAATGAGATGCTGTAGAATATGTTTTAGTTGGGTATTGTGATCTTATTCCTAATCTAAATTGTGTTCTAGATCCTTCTGGATATGATTCTTCTATATTTTTAAAATATACTATTGGTCCTCCAGATGCTGTTACATTTGTTTCTGTTAAACTTGCCGTACCTGCATTTGATATATCTGGCCAGACAACTTCTAACTTAGGAGCATATATTGTATGAGTATCTTTAGAGAAAAACTTTAAATTAAAGTTTTCTGCATTGTTTACTTCATCTTCATATTTTTGTTTAATTATAAGACCATTATTTGGAATATGGCCGTTCATCCATTTTATTACTATAGGAGTTATTTCCATTCTTACATCAGGTGATATATAATTAAATTGCTGCGATGCTTCATATCCTGATCCTGTCCACCATGCACCTCCTCCTTGTGCATTTGTTAGGCCTGCTGATGTATTTGCGCTATGGGCTGATCCTGTATTCCATACAGTTTTGTTATCGTCATTATCTCTATAATACCAAGAAACTCCGTTTCTAGTTTCTGGCAGATCTGCATAATTACCTGCTCCATTATTCCAAGACTCAGAAACTGGATAGGCATGTAATGAATATGATATAGGTAAGTCGGATGCATAAACACTTTTCATATTTAAATAAAATTTTCGTGTATGTACTGATGATCCCATTTCTCCATTACTAATTGACTTAGATAATTCAGTAAATTGAGTTCCATTAAAGTCTACTAATATACGAGTATTAAAAGAAGCAACTTGAAACAAGTCATCTAATCTAGAACCAGAAGTTGTTTTTACTAATTCTAAAATTTGATCTATTCCAGTATTCCTTTCCGGATACTTTTCATATATAGTTGCATCTCTTTCTGTATATATTTGATAATGTGCCATAATCTATTCCCTTTATATTCCTACAATTCTACCTTTAATATCTGAATTAGGATATCTTATTTCAAATATACATGGATCTAATGATGGATAAATTATATTATTTAATGTTGCCGCCTTTATATCATATACATTTCCTGCATATCCTGAATTTGTATCATATAAGTTTTTAACTGTTACATCCGATACTGTCTGAACTCCTTCTACATTATCTAAATTAGTATATAAATCTGATATTACAATTGGAGCATTGATATGCATATTATCTGCAGATAATAAATCCTTTAATTTATCTATACATTTAACTACAACCTCTGATCCATTATAATTTGGTTTTGGTATTATTTCAAAATCAACTCCAAAGTTAACAACAAATGCATTTTTAATGTTTATTGCATCAGTCATTAATCTAAATTGAGATAAATATGTTTTTACGTTTTGTTTTATTGCAGGATTAAGTGGTACTATTTGTTTAATTGAATTATATCCCATACAATAAATATTCATTGCTAATGGGTTTGGTATTTTTGCATCTGGATCTGTTGAATCCACTTGTTCATCTTGTATAATATAAGCTTTTGATATAGATCCAAATTTTGATGGCATTGTATAACACCTTAATATATAATCTTCTTTTGTTACTGCTCTGTTTTGTGCTGCAAATATACCTAATGCTTTTTGTCGAACAGTTTCAATTGGTTCTATAGATGCGGCTCCTTTTGATGGTACAGGATTATTTACGGCTAATGAATCTTTGGCTTGTTTTAATAATGATACATCTAAATTATTTGTTTGACTTGTATATGTTTTTGATGTAACATTTTGTATTGTATTTGCAGGAACATTGTCTTGAAGACCTTTACCTTTTGAATATCGTACAGTTAATGTTGTTTGTGATGGGGCTTGTCCATAAGTACTTGAATATAAAAAGTTTGCTGGATCTACAGATAAATCTACTTCTCTTTTTAATCCTTTAATTCCTAATCCAACATTTTCTGGATTTGGTACTAAATCTCTATCATGTTCTTCTGATATACCTGCTCCAAATTGTAATTCTAACTTTTTATCTGCTCTAAATCTTGTTACAAATCTTTTTGCTGTTCGTTTTAATTTTAAAATATATGGAACACTACTATTATAAGAACTTAGTTCTGGATCAATATTAGGAGTATTTCTTATTGATTCTTGTATTGTATCTTGTGCTAAATATGGAACTTCATACCAACGATTACCTTGGTCATCATATACATCAATTACTTCAATGATATCTTCATCTGGTAATACTATTTTATCATATGTTTTTGGTTCCTGAAAATTATAATCCATTGTAGTTATTTCTCCAGAAACTGCTTGAACTCGTTTTTTAATAAGATAATATGTCGGTGTTCCTGTACTCTCATCTACTTGATATACAGTAACTGTTCTAGAACCTATTCCTGAACCTGTTGCATTAAAATCTACTGGCATTAATGATCTAAAATTAATTCCTGTATTTGATTGCACTACCATTCCTGCTTCAAGTGTCAATGCATATTTATAATCTGGTTTTGCATTGATACCAGTTCCAATTGCTGGTACTGTTTGGTATACTTCTAAATCAACTAATGATGACACCATATTTTTTGCTTGGTATCCAAATGCATGCGCAATTGCATTAACATTTGATCTTTCTTCAGCTGCTCCTAATAATGATTCTTTAAGATTACTATCAGTATAATAAGCTAATACATCGCCTACATATGATGCCATTTCCATAAACATCATTCCAGGTGATGTTTCATTAAAATCATTATATGTATTTGGAAAATAATTTTTTGAAAAATTTATTAAATTTTGTCTAAATTCACCAAAATCCTTACTTAAATATTTTACATCTTTTTTAATTAAATCCGCCATAAGTTATTCCCTATTAATATGCTCCTGCCATTGTAGATGCATCTACAGTTGTAGTTGAATCTCCATTACTTACCAATGTTATTGCTTGTTCTGCACCTTGCTCAGTTACTCTAAACGTTAGTTTAATAAATAATGTATTTTGAATTAAACCATCTTTTTCTTTATTATCAATATTAATTGCTGATACTTTAATATATGGTAACCAATAGCTAATTGCATCTTGAATTTCTTTATTTAGTTTTACCACTAATTCTGGTGAATTAGGTTCAAATACTCTATCTTTAATTCTTACTCCAAATGTTGGCTGCATATATCTTTCACCTGGATATGTTAATAATAAATTTTTTAAATTTGATAAGGCTTGTTCTTCGGTTGTATATGACAATGGAAATTTACCAGGTATTTTTTTTGCACTAGCATTTACTGTTGTTGCCGCAGATCCTGATACTGATTCATATGCATCGGTTGGTTTAAATTCTGCAACTGCATTATTTGCTCCATTAAATGGTAACATTACACCAATAGCAATATCTTCTTCTATATCAATAGGATTGTAAGAATACAATGGTCTGCCACCTCCTTTGAGATATGCAGATTGTCGCTCTTTATTAAATGTCCTATTATTTGCCATTTATCTTATACTCCCATTTTACCATTTTTCTTATTAATTGCCTTTATTAAATGACTATAATCTTTATTAATAGCATTATTAACTGCTTCTAATTCTTTAGTTGCAGGCTTAACTGCTTCTCCATTAATACCAACCATTTGAGATTTTCTAGTAGGGCCCATTTGAGGATAATCATCCATCATTCCTACTGCAGGTCCTTCCATCATTGATGCAAAATCACCAGTTGCTGCTGTTTCATTTAATAAGTCATTAATCATTGAATTTTTTGCAAATTTTTTCTTTTTTGCATACGGACGAGTTGGCATAGGATTTTCTGCAATTTCAGATAAATTTATACCATGATCCATAACTTGTTTATCCGATATTACATTTTCATTTAAAGCTTTTGTTACAGCTTTAGAAACTTCTTCTCGAATTACTTTTCGTAAAATTTTTACAAAACTCTTTGTATCCATAGTTTTCTCCAATTATTTTAATATAAATATGAAGATACCTAAATTTAGGTACTTGTTATAAGGTCTTATTCTGAGGACTTTTAATTTGAGGAAGGCTTGAACGTAATGGGTTTATTAATGCTATATTAATAGCTGGTCCGGTTGGTCCTCCTGCATTTGTATAAGTCAGTTTAGACAATACATCTAATAATCCATCTAACCATTGTTCTAACTCATTTCCTAACACTATTGGTTCTTCTGCTCCTAAACCTAAATATATTTCTGGAGCATTTACTGTAAAGTGTTGTCCTGCATCTACGCCAACAACTTCTAATGCTGAAAGTCCTATATGAGTTCCTGCTGACATTAGAATAGATTCTGCTCTTGCATTAAACAATAGCCTATCAGATGTAATAATTACTTGTGGTCCAGCATATTCTCCTCCTCCTGATGTTGGACTAGTAGGAGGCGGTGTATTTTGATTTAATGGTTTTTCATCTACTGCAGTTTTATCTGCACCTACTTCTTTTGCATCTGCATCTGGTGTATCTGGACACTCCACTTGTATTGGCTTTCCTCTTTCATCTACCCAAGCCTCTTCAAGATTATCAGTAGTTCGATATTTTATTTCTGGTGATTGTCCTTCTATTTCATCTCCATTATCATCTAATACAGCTTCTTCATATGAATCTATTTCTCCTGATTCATTTGCCTTTTTATAACATGTAGTGGCTCCTGGTTCTTCCATACCATCTGTTATTCCTCCACTTCCAGGTCCACCTTTAAAATTTAAAGCTGCTAATAATGCAGCTGCCATTGCAGCAAAATTAAATGCATCTGATAAAGATGTTTTTGCATTATCTCCTAATTTGTCTGCTAATTGTTCTTGTGCAATTATGGCTTGTTGTCCACCAGTTGTTGTTGTATCAAAATTATTTGGATTACTTATCATCGTAATATTAGGTACTAAATCATCAGGAATATCTAATGGAGGTATTATTGCTGGATCAACTAATGCTACTCCTGTTAATGTTGGGTCATTAAAATCAACAGCTTGGGCGCCTGCTCCCATTGCAAATACAACATTTTCAAATGGATAATCTCTATCATCAGAACAACAACCACATAAGTTAATATGCTTAATATAATTAAATCCTCGTTCGTTAAATGTTTCTTTTGCATTCCATGCTGCTCTTTCAACCGACGTTTCATGTGTATGTGCTATTACAACAATCCAATCATCTTGAGGTATATCTCCCATCTGGATTGCATTCATTACATAATCATATGCAAAATGTTGTCCAGGAAATCCTGGGTTATCTTTGTATTCGAATTCAGTATGTGATGGTGGAGGTATTACCCAAATTACGCCACGCGGTTGTTTTCCATCAGGTGGAAATACATATACATTTTCTTCACCCCAATGACTAGCTCCATATACGGTTTCTGCTCTTACTACTATATTATCTGCGCTTTTTTGTGACATATTATTTCTCCATTAACCTATTATTCCATCACCATCACCTAAAAGACCAAGTGTCAATACTTCCGTTATAGCCTGACCTCCTGACCTTTTTGGTTTTAACCAAGCATTAGTTCCATCTTGGAAATATTGGTCTTGGCCGTGCCATTTATTTCCACTACTTGGTCTTAATCTTCCAAATGGTCCTTTCTTTGCCCAACCAAGATTATATTCAAAATGCCATTCTTCTGATTTTACTGATCTTACAAATCCAAATTTATATGAATTTGCAACTAACCAAGCATATACACCATCTTTATCAGTAGTTCTTGTTTTCTTACCATCTTTATATCGTTTATAATCTAAATCAATTGCAGTACCACTTTGATGTCTACTAGTTCCTGGAATTGCTACCCATGGCTTAAATTTAGTAGAACCTGCTGTCCATAATGGACTTTTTCTGTTCTCCATGTTTGATTTTGTAGACCAACTTTTATTTATAGCACATGAATATCTACAATTTACTTGTCCAGATGCTAATTTCTTTCCTGTTTTAGGGTGGTTTATTTGATATAAACCTCTGAATGAACTATTTAATTTTAAAGATATTCCATCTTCTTTTGCAGCTCTAAATAATGCAAGAACTCGAGGTGCCATTGTCTTACGTACAGGATTTCCTTGTATCAATACAAGCTTATCTGTTCCTACTACTTTTGCATAATTAGGAGTTCCTTTTGTAGTATTAAAGTATTCATAATCACCATCTAATTCTTCTAGGTCTGATATATCTGCAACCTCATCTAAACTCATTTCTGCACTTGCATCAATTAATCCACTAGAGCCTCCACTACAATTGTAAGATGGCATTACATTTCCATTTGAATCATATCTTGATCCTGCACAACCGGTTGAGTCTCCTGAATTACCACCTATACATTCTTGTAATGCATCAAATGTTGGACTTGCTAATGTTATTGGAATTTGTTGACCCGAACACATATATATTGAAGCCTTATCTCCGTTAATATCTTCAATTATATAATCATTATTTTGATTTGTTTGGTTGGTAGATTGACCGGCTCTTAATATATTAATTGGAGCTGGTTGTCCTGCTGTACCAGCACTATATGATGGCTGTACTACATATCGTTTTGGATCTTTTGGATTAATTGTTGATCCTAATCTAATACTTTGGCCAAACCTACCTTGGATAAGCATATCACCTTCATATGGCTGTAAATTATTTAAATCTTCTTGTTCAACAAAATCTTGATTTTCACCTCTATTTTTCCCTCCTCTAGGATTGCTAGTATTTGGATTAGAGTTTGGACCTCCTCCTCCAGGTGGTTTAGGATTAGGTGTAAAATTATTTAATTCTTCTAATGTATAAAAGTTTTTATCTCCCATACCTCTTGAATTTTGTGGAAGACTTTTTATCTTATCATAACTAAAAGTAGTTTGTCCTGCATCATATTGTTTTTGAAAATCGTAATTTTCAGCTCCTAATGTAGATAATTCTAAATAACCTGTATTTGTATCATATCCAAATTTTTCTTCAGACTCTTTAAATTCTCCTGTATATCCTCCTTCTTCTAATTCTTTTTTATAATCTTCAATTTTTTGTTCTTTATCTTTTAGGCCTGCTTCATCTTTACCAGGAGCTCCTAAATCTAATTGGTTCTTATATACAAGTACAGCTTCTTCTAATTTTTGAAATTTTTCTACCATAGAAGTTGATAAATAATCCATGTTTGGTGGAAGTTTATCCATATTCTGTTTTGTATTAACTGTACCTGCATCCGTCGGTGCTTTATTTGTTGTTGATGGATTTCCTGATTCTATATTTTCATATGCCTCAGTTTTAGATTTTTTTTCTCCATCTTGTACAGTATTTGTCTTACTCTTTACCCCACCATCTGCAGCTTGAGGATTTGCATTTAAATGTACATTACCACCAAGATATACTGGCGGAAGATAATACCAATCAACATCAAATTGATTTCCTGTTTTTTTATCTCCTGATTTTGTATCGGGTGGCGCTGATCCTGCTTCTGGTCCAGGACCTTGGAAGCATATAACATGTTCTCCAACCAATGGTGTTTTTATAATGTTTCCATCTGCTGGATATGCTGTTATTTTTTTACCTGATGTTTTATTTCCTGCACCTGTCATGTTACCTTGTAACATTACTTCTATTTCACCACGTACAGTATCTTTAGCTTCGTCTTCACCGCCACCTTGTTTTGTTTTTTCTTTTGCAGCAGTTTTTTGGTTGAATGCATTATCAATGCTAACAACTTCACCATAGCCCCAAGTTATACTACTCATTTAGTTCCTCCTAAATTTATTTCATCTTGTTCTTTATGTATCGCATCTAATTCTTCTTGAGCTGTTTGTAATAGTCTAGCTTTTTCTTCTTCACTCATTCCATATTCATCGCCACCATCTTTAGAAGCAGATCCTACTAACCGTTGTACTACAGCTGCTAATTTAACTAAATGTTCATCATTTTTTACCGATACATCAAGGTATTCTTTTATCAAAGGAACTATTACTGTTGCATCACCTATATTTTTTATTAATGGCTGTAGTTCTTGAATCAATGTATTTATTTGTCTATCTTTCTTTTTAGAATTATGATAGATATCTTTCATTAAATCAGAAAATGTAGTTCCTTTGAACAATTCAAATTCATCATGCATAGTTTATTCCCTTTAAAATAAATATGTACAACTATGATTTATGAGTACCTATAAACCCTCTATCTGAATAGTTTTTGAACATTGTAGCATAATGTTTTTTCATTATGTTAACAACTTTGGTAATGTTTTGTGTTTTGAGACCTGTACGTTCTCGGATTAGTATATAAAGAGCCTTCTTATTAAAGTTTTCTATATTATCTCTAATACGAAATAGTTCTAATAAAGTATCTGCTACAATTATATCTCTTTTATTTGTAAAAATAGTATTAAGATTGGTAGAATAATACTCAACAAATTGATTTGTAAAGTCTTTAAGACTTTCTTGATAATCATTATAAACTGCTTCACCTCCTAAGTCTCGAGAATCATCTATAACTGTTATATCTGTCTTTGCTTTCATTTTTGCATAATTTGCATTATTTGCAATAATAAGATAATTTTTTGCAATAATAGAAAAATATGAAAAAGCCTTACCTTTACCTAAAACATATTTATGTATTTTTTCATTTAAAAATGCAACTACTTCACATTTAACATCTACATAAGGTACATCAAAATAATAAAATTTAAATGTATGAATAATATTTTCAGCCAACTTATCAAATGCATAATGTATATGTTGTGAATAAACTTTATTACGTTTTAAATACTCAGGTTCGTTATTATATGCTACAATTGCTTGGTCTGTAATATATGTAAAATATTGCTTTTTAGTAGGTTTTCGTCCTCTTCTTTTTTTCTTTGGTAATAAAGATTCAGCTTCAATTCGTGCCTTATCTTCTTCTAACCATATATAAAATTTATCTACAGGCGATTCACCATCTTTGTATACTATTGGCTGTTCTTCTTGTAAGTCTTGTTGTTGCTCATTCATTAGTTAACTCCACGATTTAGGTCATCCATTACTTCTTTAATAAGTTTAAAAGATGTGCCTACTTCGTCTGAAGCTTCAAATGCTCCTTGTCTATCTGCGTTTCTTATTTCAGAGTTGGCTTGATTAATTTTTGTTTTTAATTGTTCTAAAAAGTCGTAATAGGCTACATTTGATTGTTCTAAATCACTAATGTAATCTGTTTGGTCTTCTTGTTTTTTTAATTGATTTATATTAACAAATAATGATATTGCTAATATTACCGATATTACTATTATTGTTGTTATCATTTTTTATCTCCAAATAAATCATCAAACATTTTCATGGCTGCTCCAGCTTCGCCCTTTGATGCTATATTACCTAATTTCTTAAAATTATTTTTTTTATTATTTTTGTTAAATCCTGAAATAGAAGATTTAACTGCTGATGCTTGTGATGATTTTGTTTTTGCCCACATCTCATATTCTATTCTTGCTGCCATACAATCTGCTTGATGCATTACAAAACCTAAGTTAGTTTTTAATTTTGAATCTGCTGTTCTAGACATGAAATAAGGTTTATTATGTTCATCATATAATCCATCAGTTAATTTAATACCTAACATTTCATTCCAAGTGATCTCAATACCATAATGCTGCAATAACCAAATAGATAGGTCATTTACAAGGGTAAATTGGTTGTTAGGATTAACTTTATACATCCTTCCCATATTCTTTCTATGCCATTCTGAATCATTTGGAATATATGTTTCATTTCCTTCTCCAGGAAATCCCATCTTACCAATATCATGATTCAATGCAACAAAGATCAATTCTTCCATTGTATATCCATCACAATCAGATCCCATTGATTTCCACAACATATATACTTGTTTAGCACATTTAATAACTCGCAATACATGGTCTACATATCCACCTTCAAATGCGTTATGATAATGATCAATGCTTGAAGCAGGTTGCATACACATTCTATCTTCTAGATCTGTATACATTGCTTTTAGTTTATCTTTTCTTTCGCCTTCAAAGTTATCATCAATAACTCTTAATAACTCGTTCCAATTGTCTACAATTATTTCTGCTGGTAATTTCATATTTTATTATTTTGTTGATACCATTAGTATTTCTGATTCTCTTACTAACACATAATCAATATCATCGATTGTTACATCATTTCCATTTTTTCCTGATAATAATCTTGCAGGTGCCATAATTGTATCTCCAACTTTACATGTCATTGGAATTCGGTCTCCTGTTTGAGTATATAATCCATCTCCAACTAGAATTACTTCTGCATATTCAAATGCTGATTCATTTGATGATAAGATTATTCCTGTTTTTGTTTTAGTTTGTCTTTCCTTTGCTTTTAATAAAAGCGAGTCACCCATTGGTTTCATTTTCATAACTGTTCTCTTTAAATTATTGTATCTACTACACCTAAATCTAATGCTTGATTTGATGTCAAATACATATCTGTTCTCATTTGGTCTTTCCACCAACTTGCATCTTTTTTTGTTTTTTCTGCAAGTAAGTTGTATATATCTTGTTCTACTTGTTTTACAAAATCAACAGTAGCTGTTACATCTGTTAATTTTCCTGATATCATTGATGATGCTTGATGGAACATTATAGTAGAATTTTTACTAACCATTCGTGTTCCTGTACCACATGCTAATATAACCGAGGCTGCCGAAAAGGCTTTTCCTCTACATATTGTATTTACCTTTACATCTAATGAGTTTATATAATCTATAATTCCCATCATTTCATGAATATCACCACCTGGACTATTTATCATTAAATTAATAGGATCTGTTTGTGATCCTTTAAAATCTTTTGATTGTCTAAACTTTAATGTACGTCGAATACGTATCACCAAATCAAATAAAGTATGTCCTTCTATCTCATCATTAAGATATATTACAGAATCATCTAGTTCAATTTGATTTGCTAAAATTTCATTTAATTCTGTATACGGTGATGATTCTTGCATGTTTGTTATAATTTCTTCAGGCGCTTGCCTATTTGGTCGTTCGTTATATAAATCACTCATAATACTTTAATATAATAAATTATTTTCGTAATAACAAATTTCACTATAACTTTTTTAACTGACGTTCTAACTTTCTTAACTTAACACCGCTTGACCTAATATCCTTTTTGTATTTAGCATTCTTTAGATCGCCTCTAACCATTACCATTTGTTCAAGTATCTTAGTTCGTAGTAAACCTTTTTCTCGTTTAGTTAGTTTCTTTTTTTCAGGCTTTGCAGTTGTTGGTTCTAATGTTCCTTTTAGTTTAGGTTGTTCTTTTCCTTTATAAAATACATTTCCTTCTTTATCAACAAATTCTTTCATGAATTGCCAACCACGCAATCTACCAGATGATTTATACCCTCCTCTAATGTCAGGTGGTCCTACTGTTTTATTAACACATTTATAACATAACACCGCAGTTGCGCCTTCACCTACTTCTGACCATTCATTGCATCTTGGATGTTTTGATAATATCTGCCAACCCCAATATGATTTATCTTCAATGCTATTTCTGCATATCATATAAGTTGTTCTATCTTTCTTCTTTGTTTTAAATTTTGTAACTTGTTTCTTTTTTGCCATATTATAAATTTTTAGTTTTATTTTTTGGTGGTCCTGGTATTCTTCCCATTCCATCTACACCTGGATTAAGTGCATGGTTTGCCTTTTTCTGGTCTTTATAGATATCTTCTTTTGAGTCTTTAATTACTTCTACTACTTTGTGGCCACCTGTATTATCTACCTGTATTACTTTTTCTTTTTTAATATTTGCTGTTGCTAGAATTTCTTCATTCTTTTTTATCATTTCTTCAACTGGATATGGCTCTCTCATATCAGGAACCTTAGCTGGAATGTCATAATCTTCTTTTGATTTTATTTGAGCAAAAGCAAAATTAGCTGCTACTACCAAACATATTGCTAATGGATCAAATACAAATATAATAAGTAATAAGAACCAATTCACTACTTGTCCCATATCCTTACCAGTTGTTTCTGATAGGTATTTAAGTGGTCCTAGTTCTCTTTGTTCTTCATTACCTATTTCTAAATCTAATAATTCTGTATCTATTCTCATTACAGAATCCATAACAGCTTCTAATTTCAGATTTATATTATCTCTATCTTCAATTGTAGTTTTTAATTCTGATTGTAATGCCCTTCTAGTAGAACTAGATGTAGTAGTAATTACAGATTGAGAATTTTCATCCCAATAAGATACTGATGTTGGACTAGATAATGACTTCCTTAAATCTGATATGGTTGTATTCAATTGTAATTTTTCTATTGTCAGATCACCTTTTTGTTCTTCAAACCTTTCTTGCTTGGTTTCTAACACTGCTAATGATTTATCTAGGAATTCTGATTTGGTTGCTGTTTCTTGATAAGCCCCAGATAAGAATCCATATATACCACCAGATGTAATTACCATTAAAACAAATACTGCTACAGATAAATAAAATCTTAAAAACTTATTTATTGTACCCCAATATTGATATAATAAAGAAGCAGTAACTAATTTAGCAAATTCTAAAGAACCAGCCATTATTATTACCTGCAGGCTTGCACCTGCAAATAATTTACTTAATCCAAATACAGAATAGAACGCGGCTGAGCCGGATACAGCTAAAGCAGAAAGTCCTATTAAGAATGGAAAAAGTCTTTTTTTCATAATTAGTTTTGTATATTATCTTGGGCAAATTTTATTTTAGCGCGTATAACTTTAAATCTACGTTGTGCTTCAGATGGATCAATCTTCATTCCGCGTCTAATAATATCCTGCAAGATTTGCAACATATTGTCGGCTTCATCTAATTGCATCTTCACTTGTGGTGCATTTTTTACTGTACTCATAACTTTTCTCCTTTTTTTAGGTGGTTTGACTATGCTTATGCATAATTATTTTTAAATTATTATTTATTATAAATATATATATTATTAATATTATTAATAGATTAATATATTATATTTTAACTAACTTCGGCCATTATTGGCCTATTTTTTTGTTTATATAAACTTCTATGTTCTAATACTGCCAATTCTTTCGCTTTTGCTTCAACAACAATATCTAAATCTAATCCATATGTTCTAATCTCATCACGAATATAATCTGAATGGGCTTGTTTTCTAATCTTTTCATCTTGATATTCACGGGCTCTACTTTCTGAATAATGACAACATTGCCTAATATCATCTGGCCATGTCTCACTGGCTAATTCTAATGCTTGCCTTTCTGATAATTCATCTGGATGAAATGTATGGTGGTGGTAATCAAATGTAATTGGAATACCTATCTCTTTATAAAAATAATGATATAGCATTCGAGTTGACCACATACTTGGTTTATCATCATTTTCTAAAACCAATCTAGATTTAAGACTATCTGATAATCTATGCCATGAAGCAATCCATCGTTTTGCGGTGCCTTCGGCGTCACCATACATACCACCTACATGAATATTTATCTTATTTTCAAATGAAGGCTTATATCCCATAAGGTCAAACATTTCTGAATGACGTTCTAATCCTATAATAGATTTTTCTACAACTTCTTGCCTTGGAGAACCTAATACATGAAATGGTCCTGGATGTGTAGTTAACCTCATATTATGTTTACGAGCATATTCGCCGGCTTCATATAATCTATCAGAGATTTCTTTGATCTGAGGTAATTGATTAAGTTCATAATGATCATGCCATGGAAATAATTCAGAACCTATTCTAAACAATGTTATATCATGTTCGATATTCCATTGTAAATAATGTAATAAATCAGTTGCGTTTTTTAATGCACGTTCACCTATTAGTTCATAGTTTCGATCTGGATACCATGTTGCTTTTCGTGCTGTCCTAGAAGTAGTTACTCTACCACCGGCCTTTTTAGGTCTATTTGTTAATGTCATATTGACACAAGCATAGCCTAGTCTTACATTTTCATTCATATACTTAATATTTTTTATTATATATAATATAAGAAAAATATATCAATTATCCTAATTATTCTTCAGGAAACTCTAATTGTAATTGTATATTATCTTCAGGTTTGAAGATAATAGCATCTTGGATTGTTTCGCAACAATATAGCCATCCATCCTTCTTTAATAAGATATCAGACCTAGTCCATTGTTTCATGATATTGGAATCAAAATTAGGTTTTAATTGGCTTAATCTAATGGCTCGTTTTATGATAAGTTTACTATCATTAAAATCTATATAATGGCCGACTTGTAACATATGTTAATCGTTCTTATAAGGTGGTTTAACCTGGTTGATTATAGGTTGCTTTAATGTTAACATTAACTTAAACAAATTGGTGGAACAGTACCAATAATATCATAACACCTATAATATCGATATTTGTCTATACCTGGTATTTTTTTAGCAAATTTATTTCGTATTAAAATATGTCCATCCATCCATAATTTAAGTATCATACGCCTTAACCATTTTAAACTAGTTGAATTGATATGTATTGATCTATTAATTACTAATAAATTTAATTTATGGTCTCCCCATAAGAATTGTTCATATTGTGTATCTTGGAACAATTCATTAATAGGCTGATCTTTATCTTGTTGATCTTCTATTTCAAAATCTGCTTCAAATTCTACTTCAAATTCTTCTTGTAGAGGAGGAATAACTACTTTGGATAATGCTGCATCCATACCTTTAGATTGAAGATCGTATAAAAACTCAATTTTTTGTTTTGGTTTTAAATTTACGAATAAATCAAATTCTTGTTCGTGTATATGTAAACTATCTATTTGCATATAACAATCCTTTGTTTGAAGCACCATTGGTCATTTCTTTTACAACAAATAGATTACGGAATTGTTCTAACGTTAATTGTTTAACGCCTGCAAAATATGCTTCCGCTTGATTAACTGATGGCATATCAACTGTATTAATATGACCACTTCCTTCAACTTGACCTTTTGTATATAATCCAAATTTACTCATCTCTTATCCCTTTTATATAAATATCAATTACTAGAATCTTTCTGTAATGATGCCTTGGAAATTTCTTCAGAGATTCTATTGAATCCGCGGACCGCGTCAACTTCATATATATTTAATAATGTATGTATATATTCAGATAATGGTCCTGATAATATTATTGCATCATTTCCTTTAAGGAACCAGTCAATGACGGCTTGACATCCATCCCTTTTATAAATATCAATTACTTGTCCGTCATTGATATACCGTTTATGGAATCCCACTACTTAGTTGTTTTACCCCATTTACCTAAACGGTATGCCTTTTCCGCTTGATCCATTGCTGCACTACATGTTCTCATTAATTGATTTAATTCTGAATATGTTACATCAAATGAACGATTACCTATTTCTATTTTACCTATAACTGGTTTCATTTTTGAATATTTAAAGTCGTCTGGATTAACACGTTCTTTTAATTCAAAGTCAATTGTTGACCAAAGTTTTCCTAAATGACGCGTCTTTTTAGTATCGTGCGCCGATGTCATGTTTACACTCATATGTTTTATTTATATATTGTTAATGTGAATATTGAATCTGCAACACTATGATCTAGTCTTACATTTCCTCCTAATTGGCCATATTCATTTAATGCCCAATCTAATACTTCTACTGGATCATATACTATATATGATTCATCATAATCTTCTGAAGTATTTAAACTTAATAATGAAATTACAATTGCTGTATCAGCTAATTCCATCATCTTTGAAACTGTATTTTTTAATGCATTCATTTGATCAAAATCGTTACCAGCCGGTTCATACATAATTGATAACCCACCAATATTAACAACCCAATCAGCTGCATAATTTCCATCTAGTTTAAATAAATTAGTAGCTGTAAATGTACCTGTTGGTACTAATTCTTTAGCCGTACCAATTAATACTTTATTTAAATCAATTCCATGATATGATACATCATCTTGATATATTCCTTCTAAATGTCTAAGGAAATCTCCTCTACCACAACCAATATCTAAAACAGATTCGGCTGATGCATCAAAATTAGAAGCAACAAAATCATACATAATTGATTGTTCTTCTAAATTTCTATATCCAACTACTCTTGGATCAACTTTAAGATAATCTCCTTCAAGTTCACCTAAAGCTTCTTCGGATACTGGATAATTTTCTACATAACCTTCTTGTTCTTCTATTGGTTCTGCATCTGCAGGAACATCTTCAGATTCTTTTTTAGTTTGTACTTGTGCTTCAAATACTTCTTGATCTGATACTACATTTGGTTGTAGATTCAAATCTTGCTCTTGAACAACTTGTTCTAAGTCTTTGTTTTCTTCATTCATATTATTAACTTTTTTATTTACGTTTATTTCTAGGACCTCGTCGTTTGTTAATCCTATTTATTTTACTTTCAATATCAGATAGATCCATTCTCATTGGATGTGTTCTGTTAAATTGTTGAGATGTTTTACATGCAAGCGCTGCATATTCCCAAGCCTTATCTTCGGAATGCGTTGCAGGCAAATAAAACTCTTCAGCAATAAATATATCTCCGGACATTATTTGAGCACCTGTACTACCATAAATTATCTTTGCATCAGGATACTGTTTTAAAACTTTTTTTCTAAGTCTAGCTTTTTTTATTTCTTCTCTCATATTAAAACGATCTAGGTCCTTGGCATGGAAATACAAAGTCATTATACTTTTCAAATTGACCTACCATTAAATCTCCTGAATTCATATCTTCACCATCTGCTCTTAATCTGGTTTTATCAGAATAATTTCCTCTTGTATGTCCATGTTTTTTATGAATAAACATATTATTGGTTCCACCATTTGATATCCATGCATCTGTAACAGATGACAAAATTGTTTGAGTTGATTTAGGTTCGTCAACACCTATCATTATTAGTCCTGAACCATCTTCTGTTCTAACATCATAACTTCGTTTAGGCATTTTACCAGCCGGACGAACATTAGTTACCAATGCAACTCTTAATTTAAATTCTTCAGAATTCCATGATTTTGTTTTAACTACTACTTTATCTCCTTCGTAATACTTTACGCTATTACTTTTAATCTTAACTTTTTTAGCCATTTTTTAATTTTTAATTATTATTTAATTTTTATTTATTTTTCGATTACTTTGATAATCTTGGAATTAGATACTGCTTTAACTTCAAAGTCAACTCCCGAACCTTCAAAGTCTTTTACTACCATTGCTTCCGCATGGGTTACAGATTGAGCATCTACTAGATACATTTCTGTTACTCTTTTTACTCCTTTTGCTGAATCTACTGCGATTCTAACCTTAGCTGTATAATATGCCATTTCTTATTTTTTTTTATGATTAATAATATATAAATATAAAAACTTTTTCTCGTAAGTCCTAATGTTTTTCATGAAAAGTTTCTAAAAGTTTCCTGGTGCTACTTGCATACATGTTAATCCTATTTCTCTCCACATATTGACAACTTTATCTCTATCATCAAATACTGCTACTACTTCTACTTCGTCCATATCTTCAGGCTTAACAAATACTTCTTCAAACCAACCTAATTTTAATTTTTCATCAGGCATAAATTTGAATGGATGTTTAATAGGACGCATTTTTAATATATCATATTCAACTTCATATTCTTTTAACCAGTCTTTAGTAACTTGTTCTGATGATGCACTTCTACCTGAAAATATTGCTATTTTATATCCAAAAGCTTTTAATGCTTGAGCCATCATAATTACTGGTTGATTTGGTTCATCAGATGCGACAAGTTTATCTGAAAAAAATATATCCCAATCCATTTTACCAGACTTAGATGCTAATTTTCTACGTATTTCGATATTGGCTAACGTGCCATCTAAATCGAATATTACCCATTTATCTTTATTCATACTTATATAGATTCGTTATACATTGCATTATCTAATTCCGCAGAACATTCTACTTCTGGCGTTCTGGTTGCATAATATATAAATTGAGCTCTACCATGCTTAATTGCATCTTTAGGCCATTCCATTCTATCAATAATACCTTTCTTCAAACCTCTACGAAGCATATCAGCATATTTTTTATTTGATTGGCTTGAACGATTTCTGTCATAACCAAATGCTGCTTTATGGATTTCTGTTTCGGTCATTGGACCTATTCTTTTTAAGACATCTACCATTTCGTGTACTGAATTATTTTTTGATAATCCCATTTCTTTTCTTGAATAACTATTTAACATTTTTTAATTTTTAATTTAGGTCTACTTCTGGCTAGACCTCTTACCTTTTTTATTTATATAAAGATAAGAAAAATATTTCAATTAACCAAATCTTTTTACAGCTTTTTTTGAAAAAGTTTACAAAAAGAAAGACGCCGAAACGCCTTTCTTATATAACAAATTAAACTAATTATTTTTTAGTAAAAAATGACATTACAATTACTAATACGATCAATCCTACAAAACCACCATTACCTAGTGCTTCTACAAGAGCTGATAAATTAGCTATTACATCCATGCCAAATACTGTACCACCTGTTAAAACGGTCCACAAGATTGATACTGGTATTACTGCCATCATTACTGATAATAGTCCACCAAAAAATCCTGTTACATATTTAATTACTGAATCCATATTTAATCCTCTTTTTTATTTAATTATTTTGTGGCAAAATTGCCTAATTAGAGAGCTCGTTTACTGTTACTTATTAAAACTTAAACCCAAACCCTAATGTAAGGTTTGTAGTCTTAGTCCCTGTATTATAAACGACTTTTGGATCTACGTAAATATTACTTCTTAAAGTAAATAATTTACCAGCTCCAATTGACATTCCATCCGTAGATAGTCCGTCGGTTGCTAAATAAGCAAAATATCCTTTTATAAAATATCTTGCATGGAAATCGATATCCATATCCACTGTTGAATCTGCTTGGCTTACTGAAGCACCTATCATTAGGTTATCCATTACACCGTAGCCGATTGTTGGAGATACTGACCATTCAGTCCATGCTGTATTTGCTACATCACCTGTACCTACGTACCAGTCTCCTGTTGTTTGTGCATTCATTCCAACTATCGTTGAGAATACTAATGCTAATGTTAAAATCAATTTTTTCATAAAATTTCTCCTTTGTTTTATTATGCCACTATTGGCTTTTTATGTAAGGAGCTCTCTAATTTATGTACGCCATACGTATAGCGTAAATCTCCTAATTCATAATACTAATGTATAATATATAAAATATTATTCGTTAGTCCTAATCTTTAGTCATCTTTTTTTACTTTAGTCGATGCATCACCTTTTGCATCTCTTTTATAATCTATGTAAGCTCTTAAAACTTCGTTAGGTGTAATTTCTAATGCCGTAGCTAAATTCATTATCACCTGTGAAACCACTTTCCTTTTTTGGAAAGATCCTTTTGCACGTTTCCCTAAACTATTTAAAATCATAGCTAGTCGTGCATTATCCGTAACTGTACCTCTTTGTACTACCGTTTTGGTAGCTTCGGTATTAATATTGTTAATTTCTTCTTTTATTATTTTTCTAATATCTGATTGTTTCATGACATATTATTGTTTTGGAATAGGAATAGATCTTCTACCACCTTTCAATCTTTTACCTTCTAATTGATTAGCAATATCTAATTCAGCTCCTATTAATTTATACAATATACCCGCATCACTAATTAAGTCTTGTAATTGTTTATATGCTTCATAAGATGCATCTCCGCCCTTTGCTGCATCTTTTGCAGTAGCTAATGCTCCTGATAGCCTATCAACTATTTGTGTTCTAATAGATGATCGATTGAGAGAAGCAAATCCTGATACTTTTACCATTGGGTCGTTTGGGTCCATATCTTTAGGATCTGCTAATGTTCCAAATTTATACGATTCTTCATTCATAAGCGAATGAACTTCTTCTCGTATAATTTGCTTCAATCTACCTTTTAAATCTTTACCTTCCATTTCTTAATTCCAAAATATTAATTTACCTAATATGCCTAATACTGCAATCCATACAGACCATAAAGCACCATTAGCCTTTTTTCTAAAATCAGTGTTACGATTAACTCTAGATATAGTTCCATCATCTGGATCTAATAATCTAATTTTAATTTCTTTTACATCTGCCTTAATTGATAAAAGTTCATCATGCAGTTGTTGGTTTGTTAATCGTGCCATATTATTATGATCTTTTAGATTCTAATACTGATTGTTTTCTGTAATCGGTTACTAATTTTTTTATTTCACCAATTGATTTTCTTGCTCTTGTTGCTGCCGCCTTATTACCTTTATCGGTAAATTTTCTATGATTCTCTTGAAACTCTTCCCAAAGGTTATTCAATGTATCATATAACTGAGTTGTACTCATAACTTTTCTCCTATTATTGTTAATTTAAAATAAATATGCGTCTTTAGTAGAAATCACCACTATCAACACCATCTTCTTCTCTATAATCTATATCATCCATATCATCCATCTCAAAATCGGCGTCTACGGTATAGTCTATTATTGTTGCAGGCTCTTTGCCTTTCTTTCTAATTTGTATTATATCATCATCTTCCATTTCAAGTAAAATATCAGATTTTAGTATTTTATCACGACGTGCAAATTTACCAATGACAGGTCCAAATTGTGGATGCATATGATAATCACCAACAAATTCTCTATCATCTGTTGTCATAAATTCACCACCCTTTGAATACAACCTAGGTTGATAATCAGGATCATCATCATCAAATTCTTGTTCTTCTCCTATATCTTCTTTATATCTATCTGAATTTGATTCTGGAAAATCTATCTCATCTAAACCTTCTGGCTCAGATTTTATAACTTCAAATGCATCCAAAAATAATCCTTTAAGTTCATCTTCTGAATATACATCTGTTTCTTGAAATATTAAATTTCCATCTAGGTAGACTTCTCCTAGATCCTTTTCATCATCGACCATCATTTCTATTTCTTGGCCTTGGTATACTGTATCAGTTTCTTTTTCTTGAAACTCGTAAAAAAAGTCATCTCTTTCCATAATTACCTTTTATATCTTATGTGTTTATCGGTTACTATATACTCTGTATATAAGTCTTCATGATCTTCAACCACATCATCTAATTCATCTTGAACCATATCAGTATAATGTTCTTGGAAATCATTACTAAACATTCCTGGATATTCTTGTTTAAGTCTCATTTGGTAATCTTCTTCAAACCTTTCAAGGTATTCAGCTTCTAGTTCAGACCTTAATTCATCCATTTGATCTTCTATTGCATCATCTAATTGGGCAGTTGCACCAAACATTTGCGGATCATCTTCTTCGTCTGCTAATATATTAGCTACTTGAGATGCTGATAATTGTTGTATATCAAACTCCTCAGCAAACTCTTCAATTAATTTTGTACGACTTGCATTTCTTAATTGTGTTTCATAAATAACATGGCCATCTAATAAAACTTTTTCAGTACCACCTCTTTTATTTTTACCAAACATTTGGTGTACCTTACCTCTATTAACATCAAAATCTAATATACGTCCTAAATATGATTCCTCAGGATCTGCATTAGATGTAATAAGAATATATCCGGTTGATTTTTGTGGTAATTTTACATCACCTGGTTCCATTGCAGCAGCAATTGCTTCCATTTCTGGATTGCTTACTCTAGGTCTACGACCAACTAAGACTTGAGGTCCCCTTGGTTTCCTTGAACTATTACGCCCCCTGAACCCATTAAATACGTTACCCAATCCTAATAAACCCATATCTATTCTTCCTGTTATTTATTTTAATATAAATATGGAGTTACAAGAGTTTAACTATTGGAATAGTTAGATAGTTTCCTAGATATCCAACCTGCAAATCGTTTAAATATGTTCTGTTTCGTTGATTTTGGTTCTGTAGGCTTTGGTTTTGTAGTTTCTTCTTTGATAGGATTGGTTTTAGGAACGTATAAACGCTGGATTGGTTTATCTGTTTCTGTTTTTATGACATTAGATGATACAGGAGCAGTAGATATTACTCTTCTAGCCTTTCTAGGAGTCATTTTTCTTGGTACATAATTAGTTTTATCAGGAACATCTTGTCCTGGCTGTTCAATTTTTTGTACAGCTACTTTTAATTCATGAAAATCGTTTGCATCTATTGCAGTAATTGTATAATCTGTACTATTATATGATAAAATATCACCAATTTCTATATTTTGGTTGTCTTGATAGTCTACAATTTTAACATTTTCATTTTCATCTTGTATAATTGTAGCAAATTGCATATCTTTTTTAAGATGAAATTCAGAATCTGAAATTTTTTTAAAATTATCTAGTATTGCTTTCATTTTTTGTATTTTTTATAACTTTTTCGTACGCATATGCCCATTTTTCACGAGTTTCTTTGTACTTATGATGATCTTGCCAATTCATTTTACTCAATTGTGCATCAAATTCTTTTTTTAAGCCTAATTTATTAATTGATTCGGTAATTTCATACCATAAATCTTCATAATGACCCATAATTAAAACCTATTTAAATTATCTTCCTTGACCTTTATACTTCTTTTTATAAAACTTTGATTGTTTACAGTTAGAAGTTTTGCTTTTTGCATGTACTCCAGGACGTTTTTTACGTTTTGCTGATGTATGAGTATATCCGGTTGCTTTTCTGGCCATGATTAATATCTATTAATTCCTTTGCCTGTTTCAAATGCTCTTAACATTTCTTTAATATATCCTGCAGTTTCTTTTGATGCATCAAGATTATAAGATCCATAACCTTGAGCCTTTTCTCTTTCTGCAGCATTATCTTGCCTAATATATTCACCATATGATCTCAATGCTCTTGACATTGTTGATGTAACATCTTTCATTGCAACTTCATTACCATTAATAGTAGTTACTAATTCATCATATCTACCTACCTTAATTACTGCCATTCCTTCTGCAATTGCTTCATTTGCTAGCTTAACTATCTTAGCAACCATAGAATCTACATTATCTCTTGATCCTACTCTTGCATTTAGAATATCTTTATATCTTTTAAGATTTGCACGCCTCCATGATGGTGCATCTTTAAATGTATCTTTACCTAATTTCAATTCAGCTCTTTTAGCTTTCAATGCTTTGGTTCCACCTCTGAAAGATTCAAAATCCATTACATAAATTTCATCAGCTATTTCTTTTAATTTTTTAAGTTGTAATGTTCCACGCTTACCATGTCCTGATGCATCACCATATTTACTTA